GGTTTCACCGTCTCCGAAGTGGTTGCCATCCAGGCGAGGGCGAAGGAACTGCTGTTGGAAGGCAAGACCATCATGAACTGGAACGACGCGGAAACCTCGGTGTCCAAGCAATTCACCATGCCGGTCGATCAGGTGCTTGAGGAATGCGGGCACGCGCTCCGGGTCCTCGACCCGGCCACCTACGGCCGCACCCGCATCGCCGGTGCATCCTACATCTCCGGATACCTCCCTAAATGAGCCGCCTCAAATCCATCGCCCGACTGCTGTTGCCCCCCGTCCTCGTTCCGAAGGCGTGGGGGTCGCCGTATGAAGCGGCCAACTGGTCGCCCCGCCGTGGTTCGGTGCCGGGTGCATCGCCCACCGATTCCCGCAACGAACTCACTCCCGGCGTGCGCACCGAGTTGGTCCGCAAGGCGCGCTACCTTCACAAGAACAGCGGATTCGTTAGGGAGTTGGTCGCCAACATGGCGATCTATTCCACGGGTGACGGCATCCGCGTCCAGGCGCAGTCGGGCAATCCTGAGTGGAACCGCAAAGCCGAGGAGTTCTTTTCCCTATGGGCCGCCCGCTGTGAGGTGACGCGCCGGTTTTCGTTCGCCGAATGCCAGTCGCTCGTCTGCCGGGGTATCGACATCGACGGCGAGTATTTCATCCACAAGACTCGCGACGGCGAGGGCGAGCCGCGCATCCAGTTGATCGAGTCGCACCGGATCGGCGACGAGTACGGCTCCCAGGAAACCATCGACGGCGTGGGCCTCGACGCGTGGGGGGCACCGGTGTTCTACCGGGTGTTGGAGGATGGCCGCAAAGTCCGCGATCTCCCGGCCGAGGCGATTCTGCACATCCACGAGCCGGAATGGGCTGGCGGCGTTCGGTCGCATCCGACGATCCAGCATTCCATCAACCATGTGCTCGATGAAATGGAGTTGCTCGCCCTGGAGAAACATGCGGTCAAGGACAACGCCGACGTGGCCCGGGTGCTCAAGACCGCCCGTGGCGAAATCGACGACAACGGTGATTTCGTGGTTGGCGGCACGGCGGGCACCGGCGAGGCGAGCGACCCGGTCACGCTTCAACGCATTGTCGGCGGCAAGCTCGTCGCCCTCAAGCCCGACGAATCGCTCGACAGCTTCCAATCCAACCGCCCGTCGCCCACCTTCACCGGATTCCTAGAACACCTGCGGCGTGACGCGGCACTCGGGGTGATCCCATTCGAGTTCGCGGCCGACTCCAGCAAGATCGGCGGCGCGGGCGTTAGGCTCATCGTCGCCAAGGCGGATCGCCGGTTCTCGTTCCGCCAGCTCATTCTCGAACGCCGGTTGATCCAACCGGTGTGGGCCTATGTGATCGGCGACGCCATCGACCGCGGACTGCTGGCACCGGTTGCCGGATGGTGGAAGATCAGTTCGGTGCCACCCCGCCGGATCACTGTGGACGCGGGCCGCGAAGCGCAACAGAACCGCGCCGATGTGGAGATGGGCCTCAAGACTCTATCCGACCACTATGCCGAGCTGGGCGCGGACTTCGGCGAGGAGATCGAGCGCCGTGCAACCGACGCAAAAATGATCCTGGAAACCGCCCTGAAATACGGTGTGCCGGTGGACATGCTGTGGAAACCATCCGGCTCCGCGTTGACATCGCGGACGGGGCGTGAATCCGCTCCTGCAATCCCGTGAATGGCTGATCCAGCCAGAAGCTCTGCGCTCGATGGCGCTGGCCGTCCGTGCCTTCAATGAGCGTGGCGGCCAACTGCCGCAGTCCCGCCCGCAAAGCCCGCTGCTCAGCGTCGATAACGGTGTCGGTATCGTGTCCATCGAGGGACCGATCCTCCGCAAACCCGACCTGTTCGCACGCGTGCTGATGGGTGCCGTTGGTTCCGATGAAATCGGCGCGGCGCTGGGTGAGGCAAACCAGCGCGATGACATCAAGGCGGTGTTCCTCGACATCGACTCTCCCGGTGGCACGGTGGCCGGCACTCCCGAACTCGCCGCCGCCGTCAAGTCGCTCAACGAGCGGAAGCCGGTCTATGCGTTTTCGTCCGGCCTCATGTGTTCGGCGGCCTACTGGATCGCCTCACAGGCCAGCGCCATCTACGCCACGCCATCCGCCCAGGTGGGCTCCATCGGCGTGGTGCAGGCCGTGATCGACGATTCTGCCGCGCTCGCCAGCGAAGGGATCAAAGTGGAAGTGTTCGCGGTCGGAAAATACAAGGCGATGGGCGCACCCGGCACGCCCCTAACCGACGACCAGCGGGACTTGATCAATTCCAACCTCGCCGAGATCGCGGGGGAGTTCCATGCCGCCGTGCTGGCCAAAAAGCGGTCCATCCCGGCAGAGGCGATGGAAGGCCAAACCTTCAGCGGCAAACAGGCCCAGCGGTTCAACATGGCGGGGACCGTCCCAGACCGTGCCGAAGCCATGCGCCGCCTCCGCGTCTTCCATGCGGCGGTTGACACGGAATCACGGGTGATGAACGCACCCGAAGACATCCTCGCCCAAACCAAGGCCCAACTGGAAGCACTGCAACGCGACCACCAGGCACAAACCGAACTGCTCAACGAAGCGACGGCCGACACCGAATCGCTGCGCGGCCAAACCGCACTCCTCGCCGCCGAGGTCGAGACGCTCAAAGCCGAGCGCGACACCGCCAACGGCAACGCCACCGCCCTGCAATCCCGCGTCACCACGCTCCAGGCGTCGCAGGCGGATTTCGACACCCGTGTTCAGACCGAGGTCGCCCGCGTGGTCGCCTCCACCGGCACCACGCTTCCGGCCCGCGTCACTCCCGCCGGTGACCAACCGCAAGCCGCGGAACTCCACGCGCAGTTTGCCGCCATCACCGATCCCGCCGCCCAGACCGTCTTCTGGCGCAAGCTCACCCCCGAACAACAAGCCATCATCCTCAAGCACCAAGCCTAACAAACAGACCGCACCCTAGCACCAACCAACAACCACCATGGCCAACACTCTCACCAACGTCAAAGACATCAAGGTCGCCCAGAAGGCGCTCATGCCCTTCACCGCGAACCTGATGCCCGTCACCTCGTTCTCCACCAATTTCGGCCCGCAACAGGCGGACAAGGGCGACACCGTGCGCGTGCCGCTCATCGGCGCTCCGTCCGGGTCGAGCGATTTCGCGGGTGACTACACCGCCAACTCGGATTCGACCGTCACCACCATCCCGGTGACGCTCAACCGCCACAAGTTCAAGACGGTCCACGTCACCGCCCGCGAAGCGTCGGAAACCGCCATGGATCTGCTCGACACCCTGGTTGGCACCGCCGCCCAACAGCTCGCCCAGGACGTGCTGCTCGACATCATGACGGTCATCACCCTGGCCAACTTCGGCGTCCCGATCCCGGCGGTGGCAGCCACCAACTTCGATTACAAGAAGGTGCTCAACATCCGCGAGGCGTGCGGCAACGCCAAGATGCCGGCCTCGCCCCGCTCGCTGGTGCTCGATGCCGGTTACTACACCAACCTGCTCGCCGACGATGTGGTCGCCAAGAGCTTCAACCTCAACCTGAGCGCCCCCGGCGTCACCGAGGGACTCATCAGGCGGCTGGCGGGTTTCGACCTCCACGAAACGGTGGTCATCCCGGCCGACCACGCGGAGAAGCTCGTCGGCTTTGCCGTCCACCCGAGCGCGGTCGCCGTTGCCATGCGCTACCTCCAGCCGGTCGCCGAATACCAGCAGTCCGGAGCGGTCACCGACCCGCAGACCGGCATGACCTTCGGCTACCTGCGTTTCACCGACACCCGCGCCAACAAGGTTTTCGTCACCATCGAATGCCTCTACGGCTTCACCGTCGGCAAGTCCGACGCCTTGAAGCGCCTCGTCAAACCGTGAGTCACCCAACCCTAACCACCAGCAAACCATCGCCATGATTCCATTCAGCTTCACCGGCAACGCCGGATCCACCCTCAGCCATGTGGTTGTCCCCGCCAGCGGGCGTGACCGCATCCGCGTCCAGTATGTCAGCGCGACCTCCGACAAGGCTGCCTCGCTGCTCACCTTCAAGGCCCCAACCAAGTCCACGACCGTCACCGCCACGAGCGCGTCCAACCAGACCGTCATCAACTGCGTGCCCTATGCCGGG